ATTGTTGGCCGTCCGATGCAGGCTATCACCTTTACTTCGGTATCAGGTACCTATGCTTGTACGATAGCAGCTACTACCGCAAACACTGCTCCTACTGCACTGGCAGCTGGGGAGGCTCACACGATTCTTACATCACTGTGGACCGGTGCGCCGAAAGAGCTGAAGCAGATCCCGAAAAATATGAAGGCATTCTACGTTGGTGACCTGGTTTATGAAAACCTGATCGCTTACCTCGAAAGCACGGGATGGACTACCGCAGGTTATCAGAACATCGTGAACGGTACTCAGGAGATTCTCACCTTCCGTGGCATTCCGGTCATCAATATCGGATGGGACTATCACCTTGACGCTGACTTCGCTCACGTTTCGACTGAGCTCTGGGCTTATCCTCACCGTGTGATTTACTCTGCTTACGACAACCTGATTCTGGGCATCGACGGAGCCAATGAGTTCAACTCATACGACTTCTGGTTCAATAAGGATCTTGAAATGAACCGGTGGAGAGCGAAACTGATCATGGGTGTTCAGTACGCACACAACAAACTGCTTTGTGTAGCATATTAATAACTAACGGATATGGCCTTAGTAAAATATGCGCACACATGCGCCAAGAACACAAGCGGGGCCTCGGCAGTATTTATCGCTGAGATAGCCAACGCCACTGCCATAACCGTCACCTCAGGGGAGATTAGTGCCATAACCGGCACTACTCCCTTTAAGGAGATAGATGTTGAGCAGGATTCAATCAAATGGGATGAGAACGTCGAAGCAGTAGGTAAAAGCAATGTTAAGGTAACTCAGGCACTTGAGTTCAAAATTGCTAAACCGACAAAAACGTCTGCAACACTCATTCAGTCTCTCATGGATGGCTCACCATGTGGGTTCCTGGCTATTGTCACTGATGGCAACGGTCAGAACTGGCTGGTAGGTTATAATACAGTTGATGGCAAAAACCGTCCGCTTCGTCTCACGGGTGCGCCCAGATCAACGGGTACCTCACCTTCAGATGAGGCAGGTCAGTTGATCACTCCCACGTTTGGGAGCGAAGGCAGTGGAATTTCAATTCCATTTGATACCACACTGAACGGAGCTATCAATGCCGGTACTTCAACAATAATCGACTGGAACGCATGATAAAGAAGGAACACCTCGACAGTGTAGTCACTTACACCCAGGGGCGGAGGTCGATAACTGTAAAATTATCGGAGGCCACGAAAGAGCAACTGAAAAAGATCAGGGAGATTTATCCTGAGTACTTCGACAAAGGTTCAAAAGAGTAAAGAAAGGGGCCGGGGCTGCCCGGCCTTTTTTTTATGAAAAGAGGCACAATCATAAATTATGTTCCGGACTACGAGATCAAACCCGTAAAGATTAACTATGATCTCAAACTTTCGCCGTTTGTTCCCTTTGGGAGTGATAATCTTTTCCCACAGGCTACGGCTCTATTTTCTCGTTCCTCGCCTGTTCACCGGGGAGTGATAAACAGTAAGTGTCATTATTTTCTTGGTGATGGACTGACGACTGATGACAAAAAGATTGAGGAAGAAATAAAGAGTATCAACTTCGAGGGTGAACGACTGGATGATGTTGCTGCTAAGTTTTTCCTTGACCGGGCAATGGGTGGAAATGGGTATATTGAGGTGATTACCGACGGGTCAAAATCTTTTCTTTGGTTCAATCACATTGATTACACAAAAGTCAGGTTATCTCGTGATGAAGGAGAACTTTTTGTTCACCCCGACTGGTCAGCTTACAAAGGCAGTGCCGATCCCGATATGATTAAAATGTCACTCTATCCTAAGTTCACGGCTGATAAAAATGAGTACGGCGTACAGGTTCTGAGAAGCGTTATTCATGTCAAAAATTACGAACCGGAATTCTACTTTTACGGCGTGCCGGGCTGGATATGTGGGAAAGACAGTGTACTGATTGACCTGAAAACCAACAAATGGAACCTCGCCCGACTTAAAAACGCATTTCATACCAGCGGGTTTCTGATTGTTCCTGTGAAGGATGCAGTTGAAGGGAAAGAGGTTATTGATTACATTGAAAAAGAACACACCGGCGAAGGCAATCAAGCTAAGCTGATGGTTCTGACCAAAAGTAGGGCGCAGGAAGGTGAAAAAGCCGACACGACACAGTTTATTAAGACTGAACAGAAAGACGAAGGGAGCTGGGAACAACTTCATGCTCAGTCGCTTACTGATATTCTGATAGCTCACGGCTGGTTTCGGTCGCTGGCTTCACTGCCTGATAATACCGGGTTTGATACTCATAGGATCTTAAATGAGTATAACGTTGCTCAAAAAACTATCATAAGAGGCGAGCAAAGAGCATTTACTTCGGCTATCCAAAGAGTGTACCGTGAACAGCAGCGCAGGGAGTTTGATCTTTCGTTTATAAACACCCCTCCGGTAGACGATGACAGTTATATGTACATCTGGGAGGTAAGACAAAAACGGGGTCAGGACTTTGATCCTAACGATGAACAGCAGCAGAAACTTATAATACCTCAAGGTTATGGCACTGATCAGTAAATCAGAATTCCTAACGGCTGCTTTTACCCGAACCATTTCGGAATCCAGGGTATCAACTGATCTCCTTGAGATGGTGCAGCATAAGTACCTGAAACCTATCCTCGGGTCAGACTTTTACGATGCTGTGGTGGCTGCTCCTGCAAGTTACACCGCTTTACTGGTTTATGTAAAGCCTGTACTTTACTATTATGCAAAATATGTTTTACTGCCTGAACTTCGCACTGAAATCAGCGACTTAGGAACCAATGCCTTACAAATTAATAACGCAACTCCTTTGACAGATGAAGGATTTGCGGCTATAAGGGATCAGGCTTTGATTTTTGCAGAAGATAAGGTCAGGGCTTTGAATGAATACCTCGAAGATAACTACTCACTTTATCCCTTGTATGCACGCGGATTAAATGCAAGTGAACGCATAGGGCTGCACGGGGGAATAGTGATGAAGAAAAACCAGGCTTATAACTTTTACGATAGAGAACCAAACGATTAAATAAAATGGACTTACAGAAAATTGCAGGCGGAATAGGGTGCGATCTCGTTAGCGGGACTTCAGAGTTTACCGCACGACTGGGCAAAATTTATGCTATCATCTCAAACGAAGATGACAGCAGGATCATTAATATGACTGAATCGCAGTACCTCAAAGGAGGGTATCAGGATAAAGTCATCACCGGAAGATCTTTTATGAGTGTGAAACGTGTTGACCGGATTACTTTAGCGGGTACCTCCGGGACGTGTACAATTATTGTTGATGGTGTTACGCAGACCTGCACCTGGAATGCAGGGGGATTAGCTGCAACGGCGGCTGCTTTTGTGACGGCTTCGGCTGCTGCTTATCTCGCTGCTGGGTCGGTTTTGACTTCTGACGGTGCAGTATTGATATTCACTTCGACGGTTGCCGGTACTGACTTCACAGGGGCTTCTTCAGGTGCAAATGCTTCTGGTGATTTGGCTGGCACAGCTGTGACAAGCGTGGCAAATGTTACGGCTGCTATAAACGACAATAAGATGATTATTCCGGATTGTCCTTTGAGTAAGTTCACTCCGGGCAAGGGTACGTTCTGGGTATTTTACGCATCGTTATGATCTCCGTCCCGATAACAAAATCAGCTCTTCAGATTGCCGCACGGGCAAGCGTACCACTACCGCCGCCGGTTGATGATTTGACAGCAGACTCAACCGAGGTGACCGCAGATAACAGTGTTATAACCGCAGATAATGGATAAGTCATGAAAATAGCTTTAGGTATCAGCCCGATATTTCATAGAGGGGGCATAGACTGGAGTACATTATGAAAATATCTGGGATATATAAGATTCAATCCAAGTGTAAACCTGAAAGGATTTATATAGGTAGCAGCATGGATGTCAAAGAAAGACAAAAAACGCACTTATATAGACTTAAAAAAAACAATCATATTAATCCTAAACTACAGTATCATTATAACAAGTACGGGGAGGACGATCTGATTTTTGAGGTTATTATTGGTTGTGATAAAGATAACCTTATTGCAATGGAACAATTTTATATCGATGCGCTTGATCCATGGTTTAATGTTTGTCCTGTTGCTGGGAATACGGCGGGGAGGTTTGTTTCGGATGAGACAAGAGCAAAATTAAGTAAAGTACATAAAGGTAAACCAACATGGGTAAAAGGGAAGAGGCTAACGGAACAACATAAACGTAGGATAAGCGAATCTATGAAGGGGAAGAACAATCCGATGTATGGCAAGCCTTCTCCTAAGAAAGGGAAAAAGAGTAAGTATCCGAATAAATTTAAGGGCAAGAAAGGTCGTTACTCGGAAGAGACGTTAATAAAGATGAGGGCATCAAATAAACTTGCGGGGGAGAAACGCAAACAAAAAAAGGAGGAGTTATGGCCATTATAGGTATAGGCGTAGGAGTCCCGTTTAGAAGAAATAATGATCGATGGAGTTCCTACTGGAGTACACG